AAGGTCATCCAATTTGGGTGGCCAGCTAAAACTCTATATCCATTGGTGTTGTCACCAGTTAGGCGGTTAGATACGAATACCTTAAATCCTTGAAGCATACCCAACATTCCTTTTTTAACGAGTTCTTGGTAGACCTCAGGAACATGGAGAGCGATACCAGTAGCACCAGTGGTGGCAATGGTTTCAAACTCAGGTGGTACGATCAAAAATCGTCCTTCAGAAGGAACAGCAGACTTACCGTTAGCTTCAGCCTTGTCAAGTTTGAGCTTTAAAGCACCAACTTTACTTAGCAAGTTAGCCAGGGTAACAGAAACAGCAGTCACAGCTTCAATTGTGTAGGTTGCACCAGCGTTGATAGCACCACCAGTATAAGCTGATGCTACATCATCTAGGTCATCTTCAATCACAATAGCGGTTGTACTGGAGAAGGTTTTAACCCTGTACCACTTGGTGTGTCCAGTAGCTTTGAAGCCACGGCCAACCATAGCGGAAGTGAAGGTCGTACCAGAACCAGTTACAGCACCAGTTACAGCATCCACTGTAACAGTACCAGTGGTGTAGTCAGTACCCACTCTGTTTCCAGAAGCTACGTCACCGTAGAAACCGAAAGCAAAAGTGTCCATATTCTTGTTACGTTCGTCAGCTTTTTGGCTTACGACAGTAGAATGTGGATTTTTAATATAACTTAACCAGTTGTCGAGAGTTTTTTCTTTCCAATAGAAAGATTTGTACTCACTTATGGTTAATACTGCATTATTTTCATAGAGATCATCAGCAGTTAGGTTAGAACCATTGTATGTTTTCTCTGAAATTCTGGCAATATTCAGAATGTTTAATTTTGAACCGACACCATTGATTTCACCCTCATAGTCTCTGTTTACGACATCGTCCAATAAGGAACGGTCATAGACTTCGAGCATTAGTTTTTGGGAAAATCCCTGGGCTACGGTTGTAGCTCTTGCACTAGACATATTTTAGAAATAAATTTTTAAATAGATTTCTTTTACCGTCTCAGTGCGAGGTTAGGATGAACTCTTTACATAAGACTACATCAAAATACTGCTATCTGTCAAGTACTATACGTTACTGATCTTTCCTTGTTTAAGTAGTTCTTTCCATTTTTTATAGTCTGTAGTCATTAAAACCTTAGACTGGGCTGGGGTTAGTTTCTCCTGTGTAGGCTGTGGCTTGTCTTTGTTTCCAGGAGTACCAGTTTCAAACATTTTGCCCTTATTTTTGGGCTTAGAGTTTAAAACCATGTCACCATTAAAGGCAAGAATTAAATCTTGCATATCCAATCCCCTTCGGCTGGGCTTCATGGCAAATAATTTAAAGTCCTCAGTCTTTCCCTCTAGCTCTGGGTGATCTATTAGAGTCTTGGGGTCATCTACAAAGGCATCTACGCTAGAATTCCATTTCTCTATATCCTTACCCTCCTTGGCAACCTTAGACATAATTTCAAATCTTTTTTCACTTACCCAGCTTTTCTTGGCTAATTTTTGCTCAGTGGTAGTCATGTTTTCCCATTCACTAGCGCCATATTCAGACACCATATCATCATCAGTTGGTTCAGTAATAGACTCCGCCTCGCCTACTGCCTCGTCATACTTTTTGGTGCGAGATTGTAGTACTTGGGCTTCTTTGGCTGAATTGGTTAGCTTTTTTTTTAATTCTACGGTCTCAGTGTTGTCTACTTCTGCCTCTGGCTGGGCTTCGGGTTCTAGTTCAGCGACTTCTTCAGGCTCGGTTGGTTCTTCTTTTTCTGGTTCTGGTTGTGCCTCTAGTTCCTGGAGGGCTTTTTGTGCATTGGCTTCTAATTCTTCTTTGGTTGGTTTGACGTGTAGTGTCATTTTTTATTGGGTTCTAATAAAGACTTATATTTGGCCACCTCATCGCCCCTAAGATATGCGGATCTGGCTTTAACAAAGCCTTTTTCCTCATCGGTCATGGTAGATAGTGGTTTTCGGTAAAGTCTTTTAAGTTCTTCTTCTATTTCTTTTTCAGTTTGGGCTATTCGTTCTTCTGGGGTCATTTCTGCCATATAGCGGTATCTTAAATCAATAATTTACAAAAGTCAATTTTTAATACCCTTCAAAACACGCTCTATGTTTTGCTGTAGCTTGTCTGGTCCAGACAAATAAGCCTCCAATAAAAGATAGTTACGAAGTCTGGCCGTTAGATAAACACGTTTTTGGTCCAGATACCATTTGCGGATTATCCCCACTAGTGGAAAAAACAGACCCAGGAGGGATACCCAGCTATTTGGAGTTTCTTGGATATCTAGTAGGGAGTGTGAAGTAGACTCACGCATTTTTGATACATAGTCCCGCACCATTGGGACACTTAGTTGAACAGTGTTTAGCTGTTCTAGCCGATCAGTGAGACTTTTAATCTCAAAATCCTCCAGGTCCTCGTACTTTAGATTGAATTTAGATAGTATTTCGTCTACTTTCATTTATTAGCAAGAAGTGGAGCTGGCTGTGCTGGTGGCATTGTAGCCATTGGATTATTTAGCATAGCACTACGTTTTTCTGCTTCTTCTCGTATTATATCATTTATTTCGTTGGGGTTAAGACCTGCAAACTCCAAAGCCTTCCGCTGTACCGTTTCAGTTAGTTTTGAGTTGCCTGGGATCATTTGCTGAACTGCACTAAGTTTTTGTAGTTGCTGTGTATTTTGGCTATCCCTTTCAGTTTGAGACCAAACCTTAACCTGATACCCAGAGCTAGTTATCCAGTCTTTTGGTGCGACTTCCCTCATATAAATATCATTAGTGTTTCTCCCCTTCATGTACAGCTTAACAGCGTCTATCTTATCAGCATTGGCCTCTATTAGTTTCAAAAACTTTTCGCCACGTTTTTTCCAAGCATGAGTATAGAACTTGGATATCCCCTTGGTACGTTCTTTGGCCTCATTTAATGCCAGTTGTACCTCGCCTAGCGTGATCTTGTTAGGAGTTTCTACCCCCTGCTGGGTAGCGGTAGCACCAGTGGCCCTATCGTTCATGTTTAAAATAAACTGCATTTCATCTAGTGACTCGGTTAAGTCTGGAATGTCTACTTTTTGAAAAACCTCAGATGGCTTTCCAGGTACACCCACCCATCCCCAAGGTTCAGGTTCTATACTTGGTGGGATAAATCCTTCAATGGTGGAGTCAAAGTAATTCATACCAAACGACCTTAGAGTTCGATTTTCAACTAATTGGGAGTACCAGACATTTAAGATCTTATTACTTGGTCGTATAATGTCAGCCAAAGAGTCGGACCAAAAATCTTGACGTTCCACATCATCGGCCCAAGAGGTATAAGGAAAATGGGTTTGCCAATAGTTGTCCTTAGTCACACCCATTACTTCTTCCAGTGGTTTTTTGGATAAGATTTCCTGGTTGTCAGCCTCAACATACAGCCACAACTGCTCAGGGTGAACATCGCCATCAGCATCTTTTTCATTCTCACGATAGACAAAGTGCATGGATAGCTCCACATAAGTCTCACCTAGTATTGGTGACTCAACATCTTGTATACCAAGCTCGGATAATTTTTCATTTTTCTTGTTTAAAGAGTCCAGGTTATCAGATTGCTTAATTAAACCCATCTTGGTTGCATAAAAGGTCTGGAGACGTTTAACAGCGTCCTGGTCGTACAGCTCATTACCCACCAGGCTAGATAGTGGTTTAAAAATATGAGTGTGAATAAGCACCCTGGCAGTATCCAGGTCTGTGGGGTCTGTATACCTATCGACCAGAATATCCTCTGGATCCTCTACTGTAAATATAATCCTACCATCGGCTACTTGCCACTGGTCAAAGGTTCGGCCATAAATCATTTCTTGCTTTTTATCTACCAGGTCTTTAATCTCAGCATTATTGCGCTCTAGTGTCCATTTCCAGTATTCATTTTGGAATATTTGTGCATCCCTGTCATTATCCAAGTTTTCAAACTCGATAAGTGGCATATCGTCAAGATCTTTTAAGATGGTCTTGATTGTTTGCTTCATCAGTGGCAAGGTGACAGACTGGCGCTGTGTAATTCTATTTATCTTGACAACTCCACGATACAAAAGATAGTTTTCCTTCCAATCATCATGCCTACGCTTCCGATAGTTGTATGCTCCCTCCTTGTTTTTTTTAAGCATTGTCAACTCAGGATTTTCTACGATTATTTCATCAATCATAACTTATGCTAAGTCCGATAACTACCACAAGGCAACTAGCCTGGCATATCCTCATATAACCGCTTAACTCCACCAAAAGAAGTCTGCTGTTTTGGAACGACATTGGTTTTATCAAGTTCAAAATACATCCTCATCACCATCATGTCCAAAAAGTCAGGGCTTCGGCCTATTGACTCTTTAATTTCATCTTTGGGTATTATTTGCAAAGGAGCCTCAGTCGCTGTTTCCAGGCGTTTTAGTTGTTGGATTTCCTCAATAACCATCTCCCTAGTTAGCTCGTCTATGGGTGCGGTAATACATATTTTGTGCTTGTTTATAGCATCAGCCAACATATAGGAGCATTGGGTTTTTAAGTTGCGATAGTTTTCTTTTCTCACTGTGTTTGTTTTTCCTTGGACTCTATCTCTAACACCAAGTATGCCAAGTGGCGAAGCATTGGCCACAAAACCCTTTATACCTTTGACTATATCCACTACACCACCACCCACCCCATCATCGTCAGCGATAGCGTGGCTAAAGGGAATACGCTCATTTGTCAGTTCTAACCTAATATCCTGGGCCGTTTGGGTTATATCTCTATTTATCTTCCAGTCAATTTTATACAGTTCATACCCCCTCCAGTCTCCAATTACGATCTTGTCACTTCCGTGTCTAGCCACATCAGCCGACAAATACTTATCACTCGACAACTCTGGCGTGTTGGTAAACATATCAATAATTGCATCGTACTCCACCAGGTTATTCTCGCCACCTGCGTATTCCCATAACCCCAGTTTGAGCCTGGCCCGTAAAGTTGGGTCAGTTATCAGATCAAGCCGTTTTTCAGCCTCCCTGGCTGTGTAGGGATTGTCTTTGTATAGGGACTGGATAAACGCATATCCTTTGGGCAAAGTCCCGTTCTTGTAGGGCCGATAGAATATGCGGTAAAGCCAATTTTGCTGGGGATTGCAGGTTAGTAGTATTTTGGCCGTCAGCAGTCCATACTCGGCATTTTTCCACCTACCAACACGGGATTTTAGTACATCAAAGGCCAGAAAATGAACCTCACCAGCCTCCTCAATCCAACCACCAGTGTACTCAGTTGACCCGAACCTAACAAACTCAGGATCAGAAGGGGTAAATTTTAGATCAAGCAGGTCAATTCTGGAACCATTGGTAAACTCAATGTAGTGATACTGGCCGTTTAGTTTCCAGTCATTAGCTGGGATCTTGTGATACTCACACACCTTGCGAAAGGTAGCATAAGAACTAGCCATCAGCCGTGTTAGCTCATTTCTACCGATAAACCACTTGGTCCCAGGATAGAGATAGCAGTTAGTCAATAACCACTCAGCCCCAAGCCAGGATTTGCCACCCTCAGCTCCACCCCCGAAAAGTAAAAAGGACGTTGTATTATCCCATAGCAACTGATATGCCTCGTATTGCTTATGGCTCGGTTTGATTGTCGGGGTTATCTCCATTTTCTTTTGGTGTTGGTGGAAGAATGTTAAACCCTACAATTTTTTGCCCACCAGTAGTAATGTCCGTATCGCTTTTTTCTCTGTAACCATGGTTATTCATCAGCATCAGTTTAATAATAGACTGGTTAATTTCCTTGCCTCCAAATATACCAGTGTCGGTCAAATCCTCCTCCTGTTTTTCCATGATTTTACTAAGAGCGTCGGAAAATTCTGGATGAATTTTTGCCCATTCATACAGTGTGTCTTTGTGTACTCCTATCCTACGGGCAAAACTCACCACCTTTGGCAAGTGCATATTTTCTGGGCCTGTTTCTTCAAGATACCTATCCACCTCCTCAATAAACCTTGGGTCGTATACAGTGGGTCTACCTGCCATTATGCTTGGGGTTCATCTTTAACCTTTTTAACATGAAGCTCTTTTGTTTCCATGTCTATTTTGGTTTGATACTTATACCCTTCTGGCGCTTGGCCTACGGCTACTCTATTCTCAATCATGGCCTGGGTAACTTGTAGGTCGGTCTGCATAGACTCCACGGCTGTATTGAAAAACCCTATGGTGTTCAGCAGTCTTTTAAACTTGGTAAATTCATCATCGGTCAGCTTAAATTTTCTTATTTCTTCCTTGGGAGTAGTTTTAGTCATAGTTTATTATAACCACAATGTCCGTAATTGTACATACGAGGTAGTATTTTGCTTATTAGTCCAGGCTCTACGTAGATACCCCTTAGCAAGCAGTACCCCCAAAGACCACTCCACTGTATCTGACACCATGCCAGACTTGACCATTTGTTTCATAATTTGCATCTTGGGAACGGGAGTCTTTTTGGTCTTAACCCAGTTAATAATAAATAGCATCACTTTTTCTTGTTGATCTGTTATGTCTTTTCTTGAAACGTACTTAATCACTGTAACAATAGACTATCACTAGATTACGTCAATTTCCACCCTGGGATTAGTTTTATCCTTAATTTTGTACACATGATACTCAACTACTTGGGAGTCATCCTCATATACGATTCCGCTCATAGCGTCCAGTAACAGCTTGGCATTGTCTACATCCCTATCAAATTTCAGATAAAACCTGATAGTTAAGACAACTGGGGTAGATAATAGCTTGGGCCTAATCGCTTTCATTCTCCACTGTGCTTCATCTTTCCAGGCTTTTGCTACGCTCGACAAAAACGATCTGTTTCCCTTTCGGCCGTATTGCTGGTTAGTAGTCGGTGGAAGTGGCAAAACAAAGTTTGTCATTTTCCTGGCCTCAGCTTATTAAACAATTCTTCTGTTTTGCCCTTATCAAACTCTATTTCATTGTGGTGTTTGTAGCATAGTAGCAGAACCTGGTCGAAATCCGATAGTTGCTCTACGGTGGAGTAAAATCTGCGCTTTTGACGGTGGGCAAAAGTAATAAACCAAGAAGTACCGCAATTAGGGTACTCACATCTAGTTATTCCTTTTTCTAAAAACAACTCGGCTAGTTTTTTGTTAGCCTCCCTGCTCATTTTACCCCTTTTACCAAGTTTCATTTTTCAAACTTATATCTTTTTACCTGTGGCATAACTGCCATTGGAACTGGTAACAAATCCTGTACCCACCTGGGCAAGGTAAAATAAGAAAATCTGTAATCCACAGCATCACGTCCCGACAAAGTTGGAAATTCCCCTGATTTTTTGCGCCTAACAATGTCTGAATAAGAAACACGCAACACATCTGCCAATTCACCTGCGGTATAGACATAAGGATTAACAACTTTTAGATAGGATTTGTTTTGGTTAAACTTCATAATCAAGTCTATAATAGCCCGTTTTGTCTGTATAGGAGGTCAAACTAGATCAAATTTAAACATGATGTAGTTTGTGGCACATTTAACCAGTTGATTTAGGTTTTGGGTGCTGTAATCTATCTGTATGCACACATTTAATCGAGTTATAATTTCAAGCCTACTAACAAGCCCATACGGAGTGTGTGCAAACTCGACCGTATGGGCTTTTTTGTGGGCTACACGATAATATGGACGGCTGGATCAAAATACACAGAAAAATTCTTGATTGGCGCTGGTATAGCGATTTAAATACCAGAGTTGTTTTTTTTCACTTACTCCTTACTGCAAACCATAAAGACAAAGAATGGCAAGGGTTAACTGTTAAAAGGGGTCAGGTGGTGGTGGGTCGTATTAAATTAGCCAAAGATATCGGCATTTCGGAGCGTGCGGTGAGAACTGCAATAAATAAGCTAAAAACGACCAGCGAATTGACCAGCAAATCAACTAACAAATATACGGTACTTACCATAATAAATTACGACAAATACCAACTGAATGACCAGCAAGTTGTCCAGCAAACGTCCAGCAAACGTCCAGCAAACGACCACTACCAAGAATGTAAAGAAGTTAAGAATGAAAGAATTAACACAATGCAAACATCGTCCCAAGGGGACGCACAGGTGGAGAAACTTTTAAAAGAAAAAACTGGTACGGCTTACGAGTACCAGGATGCTGGACTATCGGTTTGGCAAGAACTAAAAGCGCCAGAAGATAAAAAAGGGGAATTTATACGGGTGTTTAAAAATGAACGCTCTATTGCCGAGTCAGCGTTTAGATTTTCAGTAGACCATCCCTCAGCAAATTTACGCTGGAAGATGTTTTTTTGGAAGTACAACCAACTGTTAAAACTTAAACCCAAAGCATGATGTTCTTAGGCGAAAGCCCAATAGAGGAGATTTTATACAGCGAGCTTGTGAAGTTTGGCTTTAAACCCGTCTCACAGTATGTAGTCGGGCCGTACCGCCTGGATCTGGCATTTCCTGACCTAAAGGTGGGAATTGAATGTGATGGCAAAAAATGGCATACGGATCCAGATCAAATAAACCGAGATATTAGGCGTAGCGAATATTTACAAAGCCAGGGTTGGGGCGTGGTTCGTTTTCCTGGCTGGATGATTAAAAAATATCCACGGGCGTGTGCTTCTATGGTTGGATTGAAGTATTTGGAGCCAATAGTCACAGCTAAACAAAAAAAGTATCTTTTGGGAGCGTATGAGATTTACTTAATTCAAGTGGGACGTTATATTAACCTATATGAACCCTGAAGAACTTGAACTTATAAGCAAGGGGATTAAGAAACTTTGGGACACCCCACCTTCTAAGTTTAACCCTGCCACTTTTGCTTTTTTAGTTCGTTTTTTGTCACGGCTTGAAGTTGATCTATACGGAAGGCATATCCACACAGTACCATTCAATGCCTTACAAGAACCACAAACAACAGACCAAAAACCACAGATAACCCACGACAAACACCCACCCAAAACCACTACGGGTATAGATGGTCTTTCCTTTGAGCAAGTTCAGGAGATATTTGGCACTTGATATGGTTTGATATACATTTACCCACTAGACACATACAGATATGTCTGCAATAATTACTTAATATGAAAAACAAAGTGATAGCCCAAAAGCTACAACTCCAAACAATGTCCGATATTACCGATTTACTGGTAGCCGTCAGAGATGGAAAATCCGAAGATGTTACTAAGGCCCTGGGCGCTTACTCCCTCCATCTTCAAAAGATCGTAGACCTGGTAGACATACCATGTAGTCAATCTAAATGTGGCTATCTATCCTGCAAAGATGAGATGTGCGACAGAATGGATGCTGAGTCCTGGGAGGTGGCCAATGACCAATAAACAAGATGCAATCCGCAAGGTTATGGAAGCAATCTACGAGATATATAAACAACCATCAGTGTCTACAAACACCTCAGTATCAACATCTACAAGTGTTTCTACAGTAGCAACTGGTTATCCTGAAATGTTTAAACATGACAATGGACTGGGGCAATCTGACTTTAACAGCAAGATGAGTAACGAAGTTATCAATTCATACCAAAAATGAAAAAACTAAACATTGGCGAATTGGCCAAAGCTCTGGTTAAGTTCCAGTCTGAAGTCCCTGAGTTGGAACTTAACAAAACTGTAAGAGTAACAACTAAGGCTGGTCAAACATATACCTTTCAATACGCTGATTTAGCTGAAATTAAATCAAAAATTAAAAAGCCACTTTCAGCCAATGGACTGGCTTATTCTCAACTATTAAAAAAAGACGGTATCGAAACCATTTTAATGCACACTAGCGGTGAATATATGCGTGAAATTACTCCACTTGTAGGTGTAGCCAATAATGCCCAAGAGTACGGCTCACAGACCACATACATCAAACGCTACTCGCTAGTAGCCATACTGGGATTGGTAGCTGACGAGGATGATGATGCCAATGTAGCAGTCGGTAATAAGGCCGAATTTGCACAAAAAACAGCACCACAAAAAGTTTACGCATCGCCAGAAGTCATAGCCTATGCCAAGGAAGAATTTAAAAACTCAAAATGTTCAAAATGTGGAGGGCCTATTGCCATAAGTTTGGAGGGTAAACCATATTGTGCCAATAAATGTTTTCTTAATAATTCAACAAAAAAATGAAAAAACATATAACACGACAAGTGTTTTTTGATGCCAAGGCACTTTTAGACCAAGGCAAAACCCAGGCTAAGGTAGCTAAAAAGCTAAAAATAGGCACTGGTACGGTTAGTAAGATAAAGAATGCCAAGACTTATTCGGCCTATCTCGGTGTCAAAGTCAACATGTCTGGTCTGGATCGTAATTTTTCTTTGGATAAGGAAATAAAAAGATTAAAAATTGAGGTTAAAAAAGTTCCAGCATTTGCCAAGTTTGTGGAAAATGAGGTAGCATTAGCCATGACTGAAAAACTAACCAAGGCTACAGCAGACAAACAAGTAACAATCGACACACAAGCCAAGAGGATCAGCGAATTAACTATCCAAGCTGACAAGGATTTGCAAGAATTGGTGTCACTTAGAGCCTTTGGGGTGTATGTAAATGACTTTCTGGGTAAATGGATGACCATCAGCTCCAATGCTTTCAAGGTTTTTAGACTGGCTGTTATCCTGATAGTTGCACTTTTAGCTGGTTACGTTACATTAGCCATTAGCCATATCAGACTATGACCCTCTGGGTGTCCAGCCTAATATACCGAATAAGCTGGCGGTTGCAACTTGTTTCCGTCATAGCACCCAGGTAATTTTATAAATTAAACAAATATATGAATGTCAAAAACGAAATAGAACGCCTAATTAAAATCTATGGTTCAGAAGTTTGTGGTGCTTTACTACAGGGCGAATTTGAACTTATGCAACCAAGTGATGCCACCGCAACCGTTAAAGTCGGAGATGAATACTTTTCAGTGTGGATGGCAAACGAGGATTATAATACCGAGTTTTACGATTCTTTGTTTGGGCCCTTTGAGGATGATGTAATGACAAAACTACTTAAAAAGTATTATCCCATCCCTGAAGATCAACGCTCGCCAATTAGAAACAACATAAAGGAGAAGCAAAAAGAATTGGAAAAGGAAAAGGGAGTAAGAAAATCCATTAAACAAACACAGCTATCTAATGATTTGTTTTTTAAGTTTGACGGTGTTTACGGACAAGTAAGGTTTACTGGCTACAATGACAGCGACTGGTGGGCTAAATACAAGCCAACAGAGGTAAAAGAAGATGAAACTATAACCTGGACAATAGACTATGACAAAATGGAGGCAGTTTACAAACCAAAATCAAAATGACCAAAAACTGCATGTTTCAGTATGCCACTAAATACAAGGTAATTGTTGATACCGACCTCATTACACGAGAAGAAGCGGATAAACTTATGGCTGAAAACATCGAAGATTTAAAGGACAACTGGGATGAGCTTAGTAGCCCACAAATGTGTATATGGGTAGGTTGTGATAAAAATACTGATTATCACACGATGGCAGTAGATATTGATTTCAGAGATTGCATTTTAGAGGATGGACACTTTTATAGAGTTAAAAAGGAAAAAATTATATAATCTATGAACAAACTCTTACTCCTTATCAGTTTCTCCCTTCTTATGCTCATGCTATGGGCGGAGATGAAGTGGATCAATGGGATATGACAACACAACAATTTAACGAAAAAACTCGTTCTAAGGTGGGAGATTGGGAGTGTGTAGTAGTACAAAGACCTTGGGATTTTAATGTTTCAGTGTACCTACTCTTTACAGGAAACGGTAAAAGACAAATAGCACGTGCCGACAAGGGAAACGTGGTTTTGGAAGAATTTAAGGAAGGAATGGTAGATCAGCCATTTCTCCAACTGCCCCACGACTCATGGCAAGCCCTATTACAGTGTTTTGGTGGGATAGTACCCAGACAAGAGGAGATTGAAACAGGAACGGAACTGAAGGCTACTAAGTACCACCTGGAGGATATGCGTAAGTTATTAAAGCTATACAAACTATGACCACTACAACCAACTGGGGTAGTGAGTTGCTCGAATTGGCACAACCCTTGAGCGTTATGTTTGGCGGTAATTCATTCTACTCATTTGAGCTAAAAACTCTCAAGGACTTTATACATTCCCTACTTGCTATCCGCCCTACGGTTAGAGGCTTCAACCCATAAGCCCTAAGTGATAGACTAAGTTTGCTCTTTTAAAACATGGGTTTAGTGTGGTGGATGGCGGAATAGGTAGACGCTTAATCCAGTCGAAGATTGATGGGAAAACCAGCTCCCAGTCTTTAGAACTGTAAAGTTTAGCTGTTACATGCAAGGTGACTTCACCGTAAGGCCAGCCAGTGCAATTCTGGTGTAATGCCTAGTGGCATGGAGGCGGGCAAATCCTTGCTCCATCACACCAAGCCCATGTAGCTATTGTATCCAGTGGAAGGCGGGCAGAGAACCGACATTGACTATGACGGTCATATCGTGAGTGGTGATGCTATAGACGTAAGGGTAAGAGGTCGTCAAACCTCTAGAGTAAGCGGAATGGGCAACCAGGGAATATAGCTCTAAGCTGCAAGTCTAACCTTGCCCACTGGATAGAGTAGCTATTGTATGGGTGTTATGGGGTCGCTATGGGTAG